GCGTGGTCTTCGTTCGTGGCTGTTCTGGATTGGGCGAGCGGGTTCGTCACTTCGCTGGATTGGGGCGCATTCGTCACGGCGTTGGGCGAGTGGTCTCAGTACGTGGGCAGCCTGGCTTGGTCTTCGTTCGTGACGGCGCTGGAGTGGGCGGCGGGATTCGTCACCTCGTTGGATTGGGGCAGCTTCGTCACGGCGATCAGCGATTGGGGACTGTACATCACCCAGTTGGCGTGGGATGGCTATGTAAGTGTCCTGGACTGGGCGACTTATGCGGGCGGCTTTGCCTGGAACCAGGTGTTGACGGCGCTGCCCTGGGCGGAATATGTGCCGTCGCTGGATTTGGCGGCGGTGACGACGGCCTTCGACGGGGTGGCGGCGGCGATGGGGACGGTGGCCACGGCGTGGGAGTCGGTGCAGGGGGTTGTCGATAAGATCGGCGAGGTAATGGCGCCGGCGTTCGAGCGCTTGCAGGCGGCGGTGGGTGCGCTGCCGGAGAAGTTCGGCGAGTTATCGCCGCAGTTGACGGGGCTGGGAGAGGCGTTCGGCGGACTGGCGACGGCGCTGCAGCCGGTGCTGAATCTACTTGGTATGTTGGCGGCTGCGCTGGGCGCGGGGCTGGTGGTGGCGGCGAACCTGGGCGTGAACCTGCTGGCAGCGGCGTTCGAGCGGCTGCCGCAACTGCTGGCGCCCATCATCGACCAGGCAACGGCGACGATCAATTTGATTTCCAGCACGCTGACGGGAGTGACGGCGGCGGTGACGGCCATCGCCGCGGGGGACTGGTCGGCGGCGTGGGAGGCGTTGAAGGGGATTGTCGACGGGGTCATTGCCTATGTGACGGAGTCGTGGACAAACTTCACGACGATGTTTGGGGAACTGGGCGACCTGTTTGCGGGGATTGTGCCGCCGGGCTGGTTCGAGTCGCTGACCGGCTGGGAATGGCCGACGTTCGAGCCGCCGCCGCTGCTGACAAAACTCTTGGCGTGGAAGTGGCCGGGATTCCCGGCGCTGCCGGGGATCCTCTATAGGCTGGTGCCGTGGACGTGGCCTTCACTGGAGATGCCCGATTGGTTGGATAGTTTGTTGAATTTCAAGTGGCCGGGTTTTCCGGCGCTGCCCTCATGGTTGGGTGGAAGTTCCGAGCCGGAGAAGCCGCCGGGGGAGAATGCACGCGGCACGAACTACTGGCGCGGCGGGTTGACCTGGGTGGGCGAGCGCGGGGCGGAACTGATCAACCTGCCCAGAGGGACGAAGGTCTATCCCAATGACCTGTCGATGCAGATGGCGGGGGAGATGGCCGGCGGCGGGGTGCAGATCACGGTGAATGCGCAGGTGGCGAGCGAGTTGGACATCCACCAGTTGGCGTATCAGTTGGCGACGGAGTTCGAGCGGTGGCGACGGTAGAGGAACGGCAGGAACCGATGAGCAATGTTGGCGGGGATGTCACGGGCGCCGAGGTAGAGGACGCCGGAAATGTGGTAGTGGGCAAGGGGAATCGACAGACGGTGCATAACGCTCACATGGATGATGACAACCGTCAACAGGTGGTGAATGTAGGCAGCGACGGCGCCCACTACCAACGGCAGAGTGACCGGGATCAACTGCGCATGGAGCAGAAGATGGATCAGGTGCTCTATCGGCTGGACAACATCGACCGGCGGGTGCAGCAGATCGAACTGGCGATGCAGTTTGGGGGAGGAAAGACCTCGCAAACGGAGAGACTGTTGATGCTGCTGGTGGGCGGGGCGGCGCTGATGACACTGGCGCTGAATCTGTACAGCCAGGTGCTGCGATGACCTTTACGCTGTGGGAGTGGGTGCGCCTGCTCTGTTACTTGATTGCTGTGTGCTGTTTGCCGTATATGGTGCTGCGGCGACGTGCGCAGCGCAACAGCGCGGCCACGATGTTCTATGCCGGTCTGACGCTGCTGTTTGCCTGGAATCTGTTCGACTTGACGATGTTGGCGTGGGGGCTGTCGACGCGCGAGACGCGCAGCTTTGCGACGCCGGTGATTGTGTTTGCAACGGGCGGGATTGTGTTGATGGTGTGGCGGGAAGTGCGGCGCCATCGGGATGAGCGGCGGGTATCGGGTGAAATCGACAGGATTGAACAGTCGTTGAAACAGTTGGGATGAGGAGAAACAGGTGATGGACATCAATCAGTGGATGACGGTGGCGTTTGGGGTGGTGACGGTGGGCTTGCTGCTCTATGTGGTGGTGCGGAAGCCGCCGGCCAGCATCGGCGAGGCGCAAGCGCAGTTGTCGGAAGCGGTGGAGGCGGCGCGAGCGTATGTGATGGCGGCGGAGCAGCTCTGGCGCACGGGGAAGCTGCCGAAGGAGCAGCGGTTCGAGTATGCGGCGCGCCAGTTGATTGCCCAGGGCAACCTGGACGTTGAGCAGGTGACGGCGCTGGTGGAATCGGCGGTGTATTGGCTGAAACTGGCGGTGGCGCAGCAGACGGGGAAGCCGGCCAAGACGCCCATCTTCACTGGCACACCGTCCAGCCCGCCAGCACAGCCAGAAGGGGCGCAGGGGCTGCCGGTGCGCGAGGCGTGATGCGATTGCGGCTGACAAGGCTTTCTTGTGGGACGTTGGATGAGAGGGTGAGCCGGTGATTTTGCAGGTGACGGATGGGACGACTACGGTGCAGCTTTCAGGGGCGGCGCCGATTGTCGGTTGCACGTATTTCCCCGGCACGCCGCAGCGCACGAACGGGCAGTATGCCGATGTGACGGAGACGGCGGAAGTGGTGCTGCGCGGCACGGCGGCGCAGATCCGCACGGCGGTGAACTCGCTGGAACGGCTGTTCGAGCAAGCGGCGCGGCGGGCAGCCGGGGCGCTGCAGGCGCGGGTCTATGTGCAGTATACGCCGGTGGATGCGGATGCGGTGTGGCGCTCGGCGGTGTTGGAGGGGCGCGTAACCTGGTCGAGCGACCCAGGGCTGCGGCGGCTGGGGGAGACGACGCCGACGGTGAAGGTGGCTGTGTTCTGGCGGCGGCGCTTTTACTGGGAGGGTGCGGAGGCGGAATTGCAGCTATCCACATCCAACCAGGCGGCGGCCACGGGCGGGCGCACGATCAAGAATCACGACGACAGCGGCGCCGGCGATGATAACTGGGTGCAGATTGCGGCGAACCAGGTGACGGGGGTGCTGCCCGCCGGCGTGCGCATTCAATTGCAGAACACGACGGGGGCGGCGCGCACGTGGCGCAAGCTCTATGTGGCGCTGAATGCGCTTTCCAGCCCGGCGAACTTTGTCCATATCCTGGAGGCGGAGGCGCGGCTGACAGGCGGCACGGTGCAAAACGACGCAGCGGCGAGCAACGGACAGAAGCTGCAATTTACGGTGAGCGCCTCGTCGGTGATCTTCACGTGGACGTTGTCGGCGGCGCTGCTGCAATATGCGGCGGGCCGGCTGTTCCGGCTGCTGGCGACGGTGAACGGGGTGAGCGGGGCGACGCCGACGGGAACGGCGGTGGCGGAGATCCGGGACGCGAATGCGAGCGTGGCGCTGTGGCGCAGTGATGGAGTGGCGCTGCCCACGGCGGTGGGGATCCTGGACTTGGGAACGCTGCCGCTGCCGCCGGGCGGATACCAGACGAGCGCGGGAGCGCTGAACCTGACGGTGATGTTCACTGGTACGGGAACATGGACGCTGGATTTCTTGCAGTTGACGCCGACGGATGGGTTGACGATGTTGGCGTGTGCGGCTGCGGTGGCGAACAGCAGTTCTGTGGTAGTGGACAGCATCGAAGACCTGCGCTATGTGTTGACGGGTTCGGCGCAGTATCCCTACGTGGCGCAGAGCGGCGGTGAGATATTGCTGCTGCCCAACACGCTGCAGCGGCTGATTGTGCTGGCGGAGAGCGGCGAAGCCGGTCCGGCGATAGCTGACACGTTTGTGGTGCGGGTGTGGCATCGACCGCGCCGGGTGACGGTGTGACGTTTGGCGTGCGGGTGCATGACCGGGTGGGCGCGGCTGTCTTGCCGCCGGCGGATGTGACATTCACACCGACGGCCTGGTCGTCGGCTGCGGTGGGCGGCCCGGTGGCGGCGGAAATTGAATTGACGGGCAACCCGGATGCCATGTTGCCGCTGGCGGCCTGGCTGGGGTATCGGCTGGCGGTTCTGGCCGATGAGCAAGAGGTCTGGTGGGGCCACCTGGAGAGCCTGACGGTGACAGCGGGCAGATTGACGCGCACGGTGACGCTGGAGGGCATGGCGAACCGGGTGAAGGTGCTGTACTCCCAGGCACGGGCGGGCGGTGAGGTCATTGGCTCGGAAACGGATTGGACGGAAGACGCGGCCAGCATTGCCGCGTATGGCAAGCGGGAACTGATTTACAGCGCGCCCTCTACGCTGACGGAGACACAGGCACAGGCGCTGCGCGGCCGTCTGTTGGCGACGCTGGCGCGACCCCAGAAGCGGTTGACGATGGGTGCAGGCGGCGCAGCGGGCCGGCTGGCGTGCCGCGGAGAGTGGCGGCGACTGGATGATGTCTATTATGCGCAGGTGGCCGGCCTCGAGGCGTACACGCCGAACGGCAGTGGCGAGGTGATTCCGCTGGGCATGGGGTTCTCGTCGGCGTATCTCGGTTTTGGCGGGAGCGATAGCGCCAAGCGCATCCATGCGATTGACGGGCAGTTTTTAGTGTGGTCGTATGCGGGCTGGAAGGTGGTGGTGAGCGGCACGAGCGCAAACAACGGCGTGAAGACGCTGGCCGGCGCTGACCGCAAGCCAGTGATGACGCGCACGGCGGCGACGATCAGCTTTGAACCGGCGGACGATATTCGCGACAGTGGCAATGGGTTGACTGACCTGGCGGTCGACGATGTGATTTGGGTGAGCGGTGCGGCCACAGGAAGCAACAACGGCGCCAAGCTGGTCAAGTCGCCAGGGGCGGGCCATATTGAGATTTCGCCCGGCTGGAGCGGCGGCGATATTGTCACCGGTGCGGCGGGGCCGACGGTGACGATCAAGCGGGGCAACAGCGTCACGGTGGAAGAGGCGGTCACGAACGAACGGCCCAACGGGTCGAATGTCGAAACGGTGACGGCGTATGGCCAGAAGGTGTACCAGACATTTGCGCTGGCGACGGCGACGGCCTGGACGCTGGCGAAGGTGGAGATCCGGGCGCGGCGGGTGGGCAACCCGGCGGACAATCTGCGGGTGGCGCTGTACACGGACAGCGCCGGCGCGCCGGGGACGCTGGTGGAGGCGGTCACGGTGGCCGGCTCTGCGCTGGCGGATGTGATGGATTGGGTGGAGTTTGTGTTTGCGAACACGGCGACGCTCAACTATGGCACGACTTACGGGCTGCTCATCGAACGCACGGGAGCGATGGCGCCGGCAGACTTTTACGAGGTGGCTTTCGATCCAGATGGCGCATATGCGCGCGGGGCGATGAAGCTGCACGACGGGACAACACACCAGACGGCGGCGGGGGATCTGATTTTCCGCTGTCTGGGTGCGCAGGACACGGCGCTGCAAATCCGGGATGTGGTGCAGGGAGCCGGGGTGGAACTGGCCGGGGTGCTGGTGCAGACGCAGAGCGGGCTGGCCACGGTGCAATATCAGGCCGGGGATGAGACGGCGCTGGCGATTGTGGACGGGTTGCTGGCGCAGGGTGTAAGCAGCGGCGCCCGCCTGCTGGCGACGATGACGCCGCAGCGGTGGGTGCAGGTGATGGCGCAGACGCCGGCCAGCGAGCGGCTGCTGGTGTGGCGCGACGGTGCGCTGCACTATGCTCAGGGCGGTAGAACGCCGGAGGGCTGGCTGCCGGTAGGGGTGTGGGTGCATCTGGATGATGTGCTGTTGACGGGCGCCTGGGCCGGGCTGTCACCGGTCTTTGTGGAGCGGGCGACGTATCGGGTAAAGCAGGGGCTGGCGCTGGATGCGGAGTATCAGCGCAGTCCGGCTGATTTGTTGGGCGTGCAGCAGGGGTAGCGATGGCGGCGAAGAATGTCACAGAACTGTATCAGGCGCTGCGCCCGCTGATTTTGCGGGAGCTGGCCACGGCGGGCGGTGCGACGGCGGCCAACGGGGGCATGGAGACGCATGACCTGGCGGGGCCGTACCACACGGGGACGCTGCTGGAGAGCCAGGCGCCGTGGGCGGCGAGCAAGGTGGAATGGCAGGCGGCGTTGGCGACCCATGCAGCGCTGCCGGATGTGCATCACGCGCAGGCGCATGTGCTGGCGACAAACGCCGGCCTGGGCGCTGATCACACGATCAGCGGGGCGGCGGCGGGTCATGTGCTGCGGGCATCCTCGGCGACGGCGGCGGCGTTTGCGCAGTTGGCACACTCCGACCTGAGCGCCATCGGGACGAACACGCACACGCAGATTGACACGCACATCGCGAACAGTGACATCCACGTGGCGCACAGCGGGGTGAGTATGAGCGCCGGGGACGGGCTGACGGGCGGCGGCACGATTGCGGCGACGCGCTCGTTTGCGGTGGCGCTGTCGGCGGTGTCTGGTCTGGAGTTGACGGGCACGTCGCCGAACAAGACGCTGCAGCTTGCAGACAGCGTTGCCGGAGCGGGTTTAGCGTCCAACAATAAAGTCTTGTCGGTCGGTGTGGCGAACACGGGCGCCACGGGGTTGACGGTGGAGGCGGATGCGGTCCGGCTGACAAGCAGCAGCAATCCGGGCGCGGCGGCGGCGGTGCTGGCGAGCGACGCCACCGGCAAACTCACGCTGCCGCTGCTGGTGGCAAGCTCGAGCGTGACGACGCCGCTGGTGACGGCCGGGGCGGGGCAGTCGCTGACGCTGCAGGCGCCGCAGGACATTATCCTCAGCCCGGGTACGAACCTGGCGAAGCTGGCGGCGGGGAAGCATTTGCAGTCTGAGACGTTTACTTCTGGTTTTGCCGGCGCCGGGTGGCGGATTGAGCAGGGCGCGCTGACTGCGGCAGAGGTGGACAATCTGACTGTGCGCGGGACGATGCGGGTCTATGAGCTGCTGATCCAGCAGATACGCGCGACGAACGGCTCTGTGTTTGTGTCGTCGTCGGCGAAGCTGGAGGCTGTGACGCTGGTGAGCGGCAGCACGTATGACTGCACTACTGACGGGAGCGCCGCGGATTATCAGCCGTTTGCTGTGGGGGATGTGCTGCGGGCGCAGCGGGTGAATCTGGGATCCGGCACGCTGGTGTGGCGCTCCGACCTGGTGGTGACGGCGATCAATGTGGGTGGGAATGCCCGCAAGTTCAGGGCGACGCTGCAGAGCGCCACGACGGCGCCGGCGGCGGGCATGGAGTTTGTGCGGCTGGGCAACACGTCGGATGTGGCCCGGCAGGGCGCGGTCTATTTGACGGCGGATGATTCCGGCGCGCCGTTTATCGATGTGGTCGCCGGCATTGCGGCTCATGCGGACTGGAATACGGCGGGCAAGGTCAAGACCCGGCTGGGGAGGCTGGACGGCATTTTTGGCCAGACGGATGAATTTGGTCTGTGGGCTGGCACCGGGGTCACGGCTGGCGACCGCTACATCCGCGCCAGCAACAGCGCGCTCGAACTACGCAATATCCCCCTGGCGCTCTTCGACGGGAGCGCCAACACGCTGCTGCTGTCGCCGGGTGAGGGCAATCGTTCGCCCTTCTTGGCGCTGGGCAGCCCGCTGCCGACGGCGCCGATCACGAATGATGGCGTCTGGCTGGGGCTGGATGAGGCGACGACGAACTATGTGCAGAATCCGTCGTTCGAGGTGAGCACGGGGACATACTGGTCGTATTACAGCACGCCGACGGTGGCACAGGGCGGCGATGCGCTGTATGGCGCGTACAGTCTGAGCATGACGACCGGGGCAGTAGCTGATCCTTATTTGTATCGACAGAATAGTGGGGCGGCGCTCGCCAGTGGCCAGGCGTGGACGTTTTCGGCGTGGGTGAAGGCGGGGAACGCAGGGGCGGTCGGCAAGACGGTGACGATCCGGCTGAGAGAGCAGCCGGGCAACCTGACTTCGGCGGTGACCATTGTGTTGTCGGCCGCCTGGCAGCGGGTGACGGTGACGCGCACGCTGACGAATGCGACGCCCACTGAACTGAATCACTACCTCCAGATTACCAGTGCGGCCAGCAGCGGCGATGTGCTGCTGGTGGATGGGGTGCAGTTGGAGCAGTTGGCCTATGCGACGCCGTACTGCGACGGGTCGCTGGGCGATGGGCACACGTGGAGCGGGACGGCACACGCCAGCGCCAGCAGCCGGGCAGGCGGGTATAAGCTGCGCGTGGGCACGGTGGCGAATGGTGTGCTGCAGCGGGGGCTGCTGTGGGACGGGGCGAACCTGGTGTGGAAGGCGGCGAACACGTCGCTCGATGCCAGCGGCAACCTGACGGCGAGCAATGCGACGCTGAGCGGGCAGGTGACGGCCACCACCGGGGCTATCGGCGGGTGGTCGATTGCCAGCACGACGCTGACCGGCGGCAATGTGCTGCTGGACGCTGCGGGCAAGATGCGAGTTGGCGCCGCCAGCGCGGACCGGCTTTGGATCGATGCGACTCACGCTGATTATCGGCTTTGGGTGGGGGACGATACGCCGGGGGCGGCTGAGTTCTCGGTCACGAAGGGCGGTGCGCTGAGCGCGACGGGGGCGACGATCTCCGGGGCGATTACGGCGACGAGTGGGACGGTGACGGGCGATTTCTCGGTGACGAGCGGCGGCAAGCTGACGGCCGGCGGCGGCGGGGTGCTCTTCGATGCGAGCGGCCAGGCGATGGGGTTGTATCCAAACATCGATGGGGCGGCGACGCCGCCGGACACGGCGAAGGCGATTGCGTGGTATGACACGCCTTCGACGCGCACCGGCCTGCAAGCGCGGCAGTATGTGGGGAAGGCGAGCGACTCGACGCCGCATTGGAATGTGACGGTGAATCCGGGCGGGTCGTCGCCGCTGACGATGACGCTGTGGTGGGGCGGGTCAACACTAAACGAATTGCGCTTTACGAATCTTGCGCTCGTCTTCGGACTTCCCGCCTTGTCGCTTGCCGGTGGACTGACACCGACAGCGCAGGTACTGAGCGGTTCTCGCCTGCAACTCAATAGCGGCAGTGAGTTCGTTTCGGCGGCGCATTTGAAGGCGGCGACGGCGAACACGTATGACCTGGGCGAGGTGGGCGTCAAATGGCGCAAGCTCTATGTGCAGGAGGTGGTGGCCGACACGGTGAGCGGCGGCACGGCGCTGGGCGGCAACACGTGGCAGCGCCCCGACGCCGGGGATATGTACATCAACTCGTTCAGCGAGGCGGGCAACAGGACGCTGTATGTGGCGAATCCTGGCGCCGGGGTGATGCATTTGAACGTGGAGGGCGACATTGCCCTGGGCGGTCTGGTGGACGGGGTCGACCTGGCGGCGTTCAAAACTGCCTACGATGGCCACAACCATGATGGACGCTATTACACGGAAACGGAGCTGCAGACGAGCGGCAGCGCAAGCGTGCATTGGGGCAATGTGACGAACAAGCCAGCGACGTTTGCGCCGGCGGCTCATGCGCTGGTGGGGAGCGACCACACGGCGAGCGGATTGACGGCTGGGCATGTTGTGCGGGCGAGCGGGCCGACGACGTTTGCCTGGGCGCAATTGGCGCACAGCGATCTGTCTGGGGTTGGCACGAACACGCACACGCAGATTGATAGCCATATCGCGGCGACGGCGGCGCACGGCGTGAGCGGGGCGATTGTGGGCACGACGGACACGCAGACGCTAAGCAATAAGACGTTGACGACGCCGACGATTGCCAGCTTCGCCAATGCGCCGCACGCTCACACGAACGCTGCCAGCGGCGGCACGATTGCCCACGGCTCGCTGACGGGGATTGGGGCGAACGACCATCATAGCCAGGCGCATGTGCTGGCGAGCACGAGCGGCCTGGGGGCTGACCACACGGTGGCGGGGTTGACGGCGCGGCAGGTGCTGCGGGCGACAGGGGCGACGACGGCGGCGTTTGGGGCGATTGAGGATGCAGACCTGCCCAGTACGATTGTCCGAACGAGTAGGCAAATTATCGCCGGGAACGGGCTGACGGGTGGGGGGGCGCTGTCGGCAGATGTGACGGTGACGATGGGAACGCCGGGCGCGTTGAGCGCCACGTCAACCGATGCTGTGACTGCGACGAGCCACACGCACTCGATTGACTCGTCGATCGCGCGCAGCGCTATCACGCTGACTGCCGGCGACGGGTTGACGGGTGGCGGAAATTTGACTGCCAACCGAACACTTACGCTTGGCACGCCGGGCAGCATCACGGCGACCTCGACGAATGCGGTGACAAGCACGAGCCACACGCACGCGGCGGACAGCACGCTGGCCCGGTCTGCCATCACCATCACGGCGGGCGCCGGCCTGACGGGTGGGGGTGACTTGACGGCGAACCGGACGCTCGACATTGGCGCCGGCGACGGCATCACGGTGGGGGCGGATGCTATCAGCCTGGCGCTGTCGGCGGTGTCGGGGTTGGAGTTGGCGGGTACGTCGCCGAACAAGACGCTGCAGCTTGCGGACAGCATTGCCGGGGCGGGTTTAACGACCAACAATAAAGTGTTGTCGGTCGGCGTCTCTGGGTTGGGGCTGTCGGTGGGTGCGGATGCGGTGACGCTGACCAGCAGCAGCAATCCGGGCGCAGCGGCCAGCATCTTGGCGAGCACGGCGGCGGGCGGGTTGACGCTGGTGGATATGTCAGTGACTTCGTTGGCCACGAGCCGCCTGGTGGCGAGCGACGGGGCGGACAAGCTGGTGAGCGTGGCCGACTTGTCGGCGTGGGTGGCAGGCACGGCGAACCGGGTGTCGGTGGCGAGTGACGGCGACGGCACGATTACGCTGTCGGCGCCGCAGGACATTCACACGGCGGCATCGCCCACTTTCGTTGGGGCAACGTTGACCGGCTTGACGGCCAGCCGCCTGGTGGCGAGCAATGGCAGCGACGCGCTGGTGAGCGTGGCCGATTTGTCGGCGTGGGTGGCAGGCACGGCGAACCGGGTGTCGGTGGCGAGTGACGGCGACGGCACGATTACGCTGTCGTCGCCACAGGACATCCACACGGCGGCATCGCCCACGTTCATTGGGGCAACCTTGACCGGCTTGACGGCCAGCCGCCTGGTGGCGAGCAATGGCAGCGATGCGCTGGTGAGCGTGGCCGATTTGTCGGCGTGGGTAGCTGGCACGGCGAATCGGGTGTCGGTGGCGAGTGATGGCGACGGCACGATTACGCTGTCGTCGCCACAGGATATCCACACGGCGGCATCGCCCACTTTCGTTGGGGCAACGTTGACCGGCTTGACGGCCAGCCGCCTGGTGGCGAGCAATGGCAGCGATGCGCTGGTGAGCGTGGCCGATTTGTCGGCGTGGGTGGCGGGCACGGCGAATCGGGTGACGGTGGCGAGTGACGGTGACGGCACGATTACGCTGTCGGCGCCGCAGGACATCCACACGGCGGCATCGCCCACATTTGGCGGGCTGATTGCGCCCTGGCTACGCCCGGCCAGCGACAGCACGACGGCGCTGCAACTGCGCAATGCCAGCGGCGCTGCGATCCTGACGGTTGACACGACGAACGGGCGGGTGGGGATCAACGGCACGCCAGGGAATTACCGGCTGGATGTGACGGGGAGCGCCCGGATTTCGGATGATCTGCTGGTGGCGGATTATCTGGACGTGGACGGGGCGGCGACGGTGGCGGGCACGTTCGACGTGGGGACGGTGCTGCGGGTCAACACAGCCGGGACTCGCATTGGCATCAATCGAGAGGCGGATAGTCAATTCGATTTGGATGTGGCCGGGGCGATCCGGGGGCAATACCTGGTGGGGAAGCACGCGATCCAACTGGCCAGCGCGGTGGGGGTGTGGCACTTCGACGGGCCGGGGCCGTATAACCTGGATTTCAGCGGATCGGCGCACAGCCACGCGGGCGTGGGTCCAAACACGCTCAGCGGCGGGGCGATCTACAGGCCGGGTCGGTTTGGGAAGGCGCTGCAGTTGGCGTCGGCGACGACGAACCTGATTACGAATCCGTCGTTCGAGACAAACTCCACGGGCTGGGTCACAAACAGTGCAACTTTGACGCGGGTGGAGGGAATTGCCCAGTACGGCGCGTATTCGGCGTTGGTTGTTCAGACTGGCGCATCGGCACGAATTGCGTACACGATCACGGTGGCAGCAAGCACAACCTATACTGTGTCAGCCTGGCTATACTCGCCGCTGGGGAACACAGGTTTGCCGTACCTCTACGTGCAAAATGTCAATGGCAGCGCATTCAGCCAAAGCAGCAACGTCTCGGCACATGGCGGATGGCAGCGGGTGACGATCACTTTCACGACTCCAGCCGATGTCACCTCAATTGTTGTGCGAGTTTACCCGAATGGCACGGCGCAAAGCGTCTACGTTGACGGCGTGCAGCTTGAGCAGTTAGCTTATGCGACGCCGTACTGCGACGGCTCGCTGGGCGATGGGCACACATGGAGCGGGACGACACACGCCAGCGCCAGCAGCAGGACGGTGGCTTCGATTCAATACAACAGCATCGTGCCAGCAGCGGCCTGGACAGTGGCGGGTTGGTTCCGGTCTACTATTGCGGAAAATGCAGGTGCGCCGACTGGCGGGCGGCCGCGCTTTCTCACGATTGGGCCGTTGGGTGCAGCATCGAGCGCCGTGCTGCGGGTCAATGGTGCGGCGACTGCGCTGGAATTGGTAACGTATAGCCCGGCTGGGGCGGCGACGACGGCCACCAACGTGGCTGATCTCAATTACACGCCAGCGGATTGGATCTTCCTGGCGGTGTCGTATGACGGCGACAAGCACCGTGTTTTTGCTGGTCTGGCCGGCGCGGGCGCAATGACGACGTATATTGGCACTTCACTGCCCGGCAACTATGGCAACAACGGATTAGCGCTGCTTTTCGATGGTCAACCGGGATTTGATCTGCTAGATGAGTTACTCGTTCTCGACTACGCAGCGGATGCGAAGCTGGTCAGGGCGATCTACGAGAGCGATGCGCCGGTGTTTGTGGCGTCGTCGGTGCTGCACTGGCGCAGCCCGTCACGCGTGCCGGTGTGGGTGGATGAGTACGGGCTGTGGGCGCAGTCGGTGAGCGGCGCGGCGATCCTGGGGGTGTATGGCGGCGACCCGCGCAACCCTGCTGGCAATGTCACCAGGTCGTGGGGCGGCGTGACGATGGCGGAGAATGATGTGGTGATCGGGCGCACGACGGCGGGCGCGGCGCTGCACTGGGATGACAGTGCGGGTGCGCTGCTGCTGGGGGTGCAGAGTGGCAACCACATCGAACTGACGAGCACGACGCTGAAGATCAAGGCGGGCGTGAATGACCGGATCTCGCTGGACAGCGGCGGGAATGCGTCATTTGTCGGAGCCATCGATGCGAATTCGGGCACGCTGGCCAGCCTGACGGTGGACGGGGCGCTGACGGTGGGCGCGAGCGGGAGCATTGGCAGCGGGGCGACGAGTTTTGCGGCGGGCACGGGGTTCTGGCTGGAGTATAACGGCGGGACGCCCCGGCTGCGCATCGGCACGACGGCGGGGAACCGGCTGACGTGGGATGGGACGACGCTGACGATTGCGGGGAGCGGCGGCGGGATTACTGGGATCAGCGGCAGCAACATCACGACGGGGACGATTGACGCCAGCGTGGTGACGGTGACGAACCTGAACGCCAGCAATGTCAGCACTGGCACGTTGAGTGCGGATCGGATCGGGGCAAACAGCATCACGGCGGCGAAGATTGCCGCAGGGACAATCACGGCGACGGAGATTGCGGCGAGTACGATCACCGGGGCGAAGATTGCCGCCACCACGATTACGGCGAGCAACATCGCCGCCGGGACGATCACGGCGACGGAGATTGCGGCGAGTACGATCACCGGGGCGAAGATCGCCGCCAACACGATTACGGCAAGCAACATCGCCGCCGGGACGATCACGGCGACGGAGATTGCGGCGAGTACGATCACCGGGGCGAAGATCGCCGCCAACACGATTACGGCAAGCAACATCGCTGCGGGGACGATCACGGCGACGGAGATTGCGGCGAGTACGATCACCGGGGCGAAGATCGCCGCCAACACGATTACGGGCACGCAGATCAGCGGGACGACCCTCTCGGCGATCTTTGCCGATATGGGGACGCTGACGGCGGGCAGCATTGTGATCGGCTCGACGAATAAGCTGTGGCTGAACGATGCTGGGGACGGCGGCCTGGCTATCGGCGGGTCGGTGAAGGGGAGTGCGCCGTTCCAGGTGAGCGCGGCGGGGGTGCTGACGGCCACCAACGCCAGCATCACGGGCACGATTGACGCGAACGCAGGGTATCTGGGGGATTTGACGATCGACGGTGTGCTGAACATCGCCAGCGGCGGCGAGATTCGCCAGGGCACAGGGGTGCTTGGCAGCAACTACACGGGGCTGCGGGTGTGGCGCGATAGTTGGGTCGGGCGCATCGGCGGGTACAACGCGGATACGCTGCAATGGTATGCGGGGACGGATGGGAAGCTGTACGCTGGTGGAGGGAATGTAAGCCTTGACTCAGATGGTATCAACATCAATGCTGGATCTACCCTGCGCTTCGTTTCGACCTCATTACGCGGCGTAATTGAAGCGGGCAACCCAGTTGACAGCTCGATTTCTAACTATCCTGGTCTAACCATAAAATCAAACGGCAGCGCGGTTGCCGAAACCGTAAACCTCCTCGCAAAGGCTTCCAGCAACCGCAGGGCGGAGGTGTCGGCGGATGCTTCTTCTAACAGTACAATCAGTCTATATGCTTACCCGGGCAGCGCGGCCACGGCGTCGTTGTTGCAACTGAGCACCAGTTCATTTTCTGTGGCGGTGGGTTCAACTCAAAGCACACTGGCCATACCAGTAAGTGGAACGGTACAGTTGACTGGTAATTTGCTGCTTGACGAACTATCCAGTACACCAGACGCGCCCGGTGAAGGGTATCAGGCTCGGATGTACCTTAAGAGTGATAAGCTGATTATTCAATACAAGGACGGCATCAACACGCGCTATAAGTACCTCGATCTGACAGGTACGGGCATAACGTGGACACACACGACAACTGCACCATAGGAGGCGACATGCCAGGGATCATCATCAACAATCTTGCGAATGAGTTGCAGTTTACGGAGTATCACCGCAGGCGGGACGCGCTGCGGCACGGGGTGTTTCCGAACCTGGTGAAGGCGTTGGGGATTTACTCGGCGTTTGTGGCGGATTATGGTCCGGGCGGGGCGCTGCATGATGCGGAGTTGTGGGATTATTATCTGCAGACGATTGCGCCCATCGCGGCGGTGCAGGAGGGGATGATGGCCGGGGCGCAGCAGATTGTGAGTGCGATGGAGGCGGTGGAACGGGCGGCGCCGGGGACATTTGGGATTGAGGTGCCGGAGGTGGAGCCGGAGCCGGAGCCGGAATTGTGAATTGTGAATGGTCAATTGTGAATTGTGAATGAATGGGGGAATGATGGCGAAGTCGAAGGTGACGCTGGGGCAGATTGAGCCGCTGGCGCTGGCGGTGAATGGGGCGATGGCGCAGGCGGACTCGTATGGCACGCGCTTCAAGCTGCGCGAGGTGCTGCGCAGCCTGGCGACGCATGGTCAGGACCTGGATGCTGAGAAGCAGGCGCTGGTGCAGGAGTTTGCGCTGAAGGATGAGGACGGGGCACCGATGATCAAGGACAACTCGTTTGATTTCGGCGACCAGCAGGATGAGGTCGACCGGCGCTGGCGCGAGCTGATCGGGACGCAGGTGGTGATCCAGCATAAGCTGACGCTGGAGGATGTGGCGGGGCTGCCGGCAGATCCGGCGCTGGATGCGTTGGAGTTGTTGTTGGGGTAACGTCCGACAAGAAAGGCTTGTCAGTCGTCAGTCGTCATGCGTCAAGTAAAAGCATGACGACTGACGACTGTCGGACGCTCACAGCCGCCACTTGTCGGCCACCGACGACCGGCGTTGGGCGGCGACCAGGTCCACCTCGGCGAGCCGGGCGTAGATGCGCAGGGTGTTCATGTTCTCGTGGCCCAGCATCTCTTGCAGTTCCAGCAGGTTGCCGCCGTTGCGCAGGAAGTTGACGGCGAAGGTGTGGCGGAAGCGGTGCACGGTCACTTTGAGCACGGCGGCCCGGGCGCCGATGTCCTGCAGGGTGCTGCGCAGATTGTTGCGTTCGATGGGCCGGTTGGTGCCGGTGGCAAAGAGCGGATCGGTGGGCTGCGCATCGGGCCGTGTGACCAGGTAGCGCCAGAGGATGCGGCGCCCGGACTGGCCGAGGAAGACGACCCGATCTTTGTTCCATTTTCCCTTGCGCACTAACAATCGCCCCTGTGATTGGATGTAATCCCGGATCTCGAAGTTACAGAGTTCGGCGGCGCGCACGCCGGTGTCTACCAGGGTGATGATGATGGCCTGGTCGCGCAGGTGGAAGACGCTGGCCTCGCGCACGGAGCGGTCACGGCGGGTGCGCCATTCGGCCTTCTGCGCGCAGGCGCCGAGCATGGACTTGATCTCCAACTCGGAATAGATTTCGATGACTGGGGAGCGGTATTTGGGCTTCTGCACGTGGTCACGGATGACGTGGGGCACGTCAAGTTCGCCAGACGCCCACGTCCAAAAGGAGGACAGGGCGGTCCAGACGTTGCAAAGTGACTTCTTGCTCAGATTGTACTCGTCAACGATATCGGCCATCCAGCGCTGCACGTCGGCGGGGGTGATGTCCACCAGGGCGGTGGCGCCGTAGCGTTCGGAGAAGCGGCGGAAGGTGACGGTGTAGTCGCTGATGGTGCCTTTGCTGAAGTTGCTGCTGCGCGCCAGCCAGTAGCCTTCGAGGGCGTTGTCGAAGGTGATGGCCTGGCGCTGTTTGGGTTTGCGGGTGGCTGCCATTGAATCCTCCGGGTGCTCACGGAAATAAGCCGTGAGGTCAGTGGTCTGGGAACGTCCGACAATTTCCCAGAACGTCCCACAATAAATTTCGGCCCTTGAAATGGCTGAGACCGCTTCGTCAGGAGTAAATCTCCTGGCAAAGCGGTCTCAGTGCACCGTCCGACAATATTTTGGTGGGCGTGACAGGACTTGAACCTGTGACCTCACGGATGTGAAGATTCCAGGGCAAAACAGGCGAACCTGTGACCTCAAGGCCATCGTTTTGGCCAATCCGTGAAGTCACTGGCTGCCCAATCCAGGCTGTCGCGGATAAGTGTGAAGGGGGTCTGTGGTCCGACAACAGTGCGTCCATTTTTCTTGTCAGTCGGCCAGAACGAGCGTTCTGCATTTCGCCCGTGCAGTCTATGGTCGCTCCTCGCGTTCAATGTTTCCTGGGAAACGTCCCACAACCTTTTGTTGTCGGACGGCGCCGGCGTCACCGGCGCGCCCGCGTCAAACACGCCGGACACGTGCATAACTGGTTCCTGGGCTTGCGGTGCACCAGCCCGTGGATCACCCCATCTTCCTGATCGAAGCGCCCTTCGATGCAGTTGTAATAGGTCAGGTCGCTGGCGTTGTAGCGCCGAAAGACGGCGTAGGCGACGTGATCGGCTAACTGCACGATGCGCGATGACTTCGAGTCGACGAAGAGCGGCACCTCGCAGATCCCGGTGAGATACTGGCCCCACCGGTTGCCTTCCTGCCGGAAGGTGGCCGCCAACCCCTGCAAGCTGGTTTCGTAGGTGGATTTGTCCATGACGATCAACCCGCGGTGCTCTTCCTCGCGGCGCTCCTTGACGGCCTGGGCGCCGTTGAGCCGCTTCAAGTAGCGGTCGAAGCGGCTGCTGATCTCCTCAAAAGCCTGGCGCACCGGATCACCCGTGAACGATGCCTTGTGGATGGCGCAGGCAAAGGTGATGACATCCGGGTACGCCTTATCCAGCACGGAGAGCACTTGTTTGATCACGGTGATGCGCGCCGGGCGCTCGCGCATTTCCCGCCAGATGCCTGTGCGCCCGCCAAAGATATCGACTGCGTGCAACTCCACGTCTTCGGGCGCGTCGGTGAGGGTCTGGACAAGTTTCTCCAGCTCGTAGGAGAGCCAACGCAGGCTGCGTTCGGGCACGCAGACGCCGCCCAGCACGAAGTATTCTTCGTTGGCGTTGTGCGGTGAACCGGAATCGTCGAGGTACAAAATGTGCATCATAACAAAAGGCCTCTTGAAGATGTGACTCCCCAAGAGGCCTCTCTGGTCTTTGAGCCGGGCGGGACTTGCTCCCAACGGACCGCCTGCTGCAGCCCTCCCAACCCTACCTGAGCCGGGCGGGACTTACTCCCAACGGACCGCCTGCTGCAGCCCTCCCGACATGCCTCTAGTATAGGGAATCATTTGTGACTTGTCAATATCTTATCTATATCTCACCCGCCCACCCACTCACGCCTCTACCCCACCCGCCGGGCGCGGGTCGATGGCCACTGGCTCATGCGGCCAGGGCAAAGACGCCCGGCAGTTCGGGCGCAGGCTCGCCATGCTCCAGCCGGTCGGCGATGACCCGCAGCACCAGCGCCTGCACGCGGCGGATCGCCTCCTGGCGCGTGCGACCGTAGGCCAGCGCACCGGGCAGCGCTGGCGCCTCGGCCAGAAAGCGGCCATCCTCTTCCTGCTCGATTTCGATTGCTACGCTCATCCCATTTCCTTTTGTGCTACACTATCCCCAGGAGGATCACCCTATGTCTACGAAAGTATTGCAAGATGCCCTGATCGATCTTCACCTGGGGCCACCGGGCAAAACGAAACTCTTGGTCGACGGCGTCGATATCAGCCGGACAGTCCATCGGATCGAACTCACGATGGAACCGGGCAATATCGCCCAACTTGTATTGCACTGTCACGTCAAGCACGCACAACTGAGCGGCCTGGGCGATGTGGTGCTGATTGGCCAGGATGAAAACACCCAACCGCCACCCCTGCGCCCCGCCGGCCCGGCCTACTACGACACGCTGCGGTGCGAAGTGTGCGGCGAAAAGGCCACCGACGTGGTGGTGGATCAACTCGACATCACCACCGTGGGCAGCCAGGCCGGGGAGTATCGCCCGCTCTATCCGCCTCATCACTTCTGTGCGGCGCACACACGGGAATCGACCACGTATGCGCTAAACGCTTCAGTCTGACAACCCAGCAGGATCACCCTATGCCCTACGGAATCTCACTGCCAACGTCCTTCCCCACCTGGTGCGGCGTCGAAGCGCTCAGTGTGGCGCAGCAGCCGCAATTGTTCTTCGGCCTGGCCAGCGAACAGAGCGTCGCCGGCGTCATGTTCCTGCGTCTCGACGTACCCGCCGTCAACGATGAACCGGCCAAGACCTTGCTGCTGGCGCCTGCCGTGATTCGCCGCATCGAGCCAATGAACGAAGAAGATGCACGCCGATTGATGACGCGGCGCCACAAGTCAAAGGCCTAACTGGCGCAGCATCGCCGCACTGGCCACCGCTTTCAGTACCTCGAAGACCAGCCCGCCAGCCCTCTCCGTCTGCATCTTCGCGTTGCGCCACTGGCTATCGTCGCGCACACTCTCCAAGAATTCATGCCCCGCCCAGGTCAACCGGATCGGACGTGCATTGATTTCGTCCACAGTCTGCACCGTATCGATTTCCAACAAGCCAGCTTCGCCCATGATGATGAGATGGTGCGTGACGACTTCATCGTCATAACCGTCGACGGCCAATTCCTCCGGTCCTTCGGGTGGCGCATCCTCCACCGCCAGCAGAATCAGCCGCACCAGGTCCATATCCCGCTTCACTTCGGCGTCTCTCCGTCCTTCTTTTCCCTCGCCCGCATCCCCCGCCCGATCTCCGCCGGCGCCTCACTCCACCGTCCAGCGGCAGTCCTCATCCATCACCAGGGTGACCAGCCGCCGGCGCAGGCGCAGCCAGGCGAGCCTAAGCAGGCTCCGTAGGTTGTGCAGGCGGCGCCGGGCTATCGTACCGTTCGGTTGTGTCATCGGGCACCTCGCCTATGATGTGGGGTTGGGCTGGCAGCAGTAAGCGCTCGATGACTTCCAGCGTAAATTGACGTTCGCCTGGCGTTTCCCGCGCCAGCACCAGCAGCAGCGCGCGCACGATGGCCCGCTCCGGCCCCGGCAACTGCGCCAGCAGCGCCGCCTCCTGCGCACGGTTCTCCGCCCGCACCGGGTCCGGGTCGTCCGTCAGGCCGAGTAGGTAGTCGGTCGTCGTGCGGTAGCGTTTGGCCAACCTGGTCAACAATGACCAAACGTTGGGCTGATTGCGACCACGTTCAAGATCGGATAAGTACTGAGGTGTAAGCCCCTCGTACTCTCCTACCTGCCCAAGTGACAATCCGATCTGTTGGCGTCGCTCTCGTAGCCGTTCACCGATGGTCATGTCAACAATGATACGACCATCGTAAGCTATTTGTTTAATCAATTTTGGCAATGGTATTGACAAGTCTAAGTTAATGGCGTATAGTGTTTCCACAAACTCAGTCAATAGCGTTTATGGGGGAACCGCATGAGCATGAATGAACCAAAGACCGAATGGATCCGCCTGGTGGCATCCCCGACTGACAAGGCGTTGCTGGAGACGATCACCCAGCGCAGCGGAGATGACAACCTGTCCGCCACGGTGCGCCGGCTGATCCGCCAGGAGGCGATGCGGCTGGGGCTGGTCCCGGCGGGCAACGGCACGGCGCCGGACGCCGAGGCGGTGGCGGCGTGACCGACAGCCAACTGGAAGCCTGGGAGGAAGTGGTGGCCGCCGCCAAGCGCGACGCCGCCAACCATCGCATGGCGCTGAACATCAAGAAGCTGGCCTATTACGAGAAGAGCGCCCACCGGCGCAAGCTGGCCCGGTGCGAGGCGATCCTGGCGATGGATGAGGTCTACCAGCGTCTGCGCCAGATCGAGGAGGCGCCGGGCGGCTTCGACGCCGAACTGGACGACATGCTGAGCTAACGGCCCAGCCCGGTGAGGGCGGGAGCGGTGCGATAGCCTCTTATGGGGTGGTCGCTTCGGGGGAACCGCTCCCGCTTTCACCGGGGCTGCGCAGGTACGGGGTTTCGGGACAACCTGTCCACCTGCGCGGCGCCCTGTCCAAGCGGTTTGAGATTGTGAGATTGAGCGATTGAGCCGGGCGCGCGGCGCCGGGTCTCTTTGATGCACCCTTTTTCCGAGGAGGCGGTGATGCACGAAGCAGCAGCAGGGCAACGTCCCACAAGGGGTTATTGTGGGACGAAACGTGTAGTTATGTCTTGCCGAGGTGGGTGGACAAAACCCGCGCGGGCGGTGCAGCCGTGAAAGCGCTCACCATAACGCAGCCCTGGGCGACGTTGATCGCCCAGGGGCATAAACGCATCGAGACGCGTAGTTGGAGCACCAACTACCGCGGCCCGCTGGCCATACATGCCGGCAAAAACTTGCCCAATTGGGTTGCGGACCTTGTACGCAGCGAACCAAAATTCACCACCGTGCTGGGTGATTTGTTCGACCCGAGCAAGCAGGCGCTTGGCGACCTGCCGCGCGGTTTCATCGTGGCGACCTGCCAATTGGTCGCTGTCAAATTCATTCCGTTGCACGATAAGGGGTGGGACTGGATCGGCCCGACAGGTCGCCGATTTCACTATCCCGTCACCGATTGCGAACTGGCGTTCGGAAACTTCACGGTCGGGCGCTACGCCTGGCTGCTGGCTGACGTGACACCCCTGGAAAAACCAATCCCTACACGCGGCGCGCTGGGGTTATGGTCCGTGCCCGCCTACGTGATGAAACAGATGGTGCAGCCATGAACGAACTCACTCGCTATGAACCGGCGCTGGTGGAGGTGCTTGATGCCGACGACGGCGCGGCCCTCACTGACGTTCGGGGTTCGGATGATGAGGCGGTGCGCCAGGCGCAGGAGGCGCGCAAGCGGGCGGAGTTCGGGCAGGCGATGCTGCAGGCGCAGCTTGCCAACGACGAATGGATGGCGGTGCAGTGGTCGAACCTGCACGAGGACTGGCTGCGCTTCGTGGACAGCAGCCGTTCCGGGTCGGAGCACACGCTGCGCAACTATCGACTGGCCACGCGGCAGTGGCGCGAGTACGTCGCCACCCTGCGCCACGAGCTTGGCCCGGACGCCGGCTTTCCGGTGAAGCTGTGGCAGGTGGACGCCGGCCACGTGCGCGGCTGGCAGCAGCAAATGGCGGATGCCGGCACGGCGCCGGCCACCATCGGCTTGAAGTTGTCGGCGGTCTCCTCGTTCTATTCCTTTGTCATCAATGAGAAGCGCATGGCTTTCGGGGTCGAGATGTGCCTGTTCGTGGACGCCCTGGGCAATGCCCGCGCCAACCCGTTTCGCTTCGGCAATATCCAGCGGCCAAAGGTGAGCAGCGAGAGCGGGCGCGCCCGTCCGCTCCAGCCGCAGGAGCTGGGCGCGCTGTTCACCTACTTGCAGGGTCGCCAGCACACGCTGGCCGGCGCCCGCAACTTCGCCCTGATCCTGACCTACCTGGAGACCGGCTTTCGCAACGCCGAAGTGGTGCGGATGCAGTGGAAGCACATTCGCCCGTCGAAGTCGCAGCGCGAGCGCATCATCTACGCCTGGAAGGGCAAGGGCGGCAAGACGGAAGATGAACCGTTGCCCGAACTCGTCTGGAACGCCATCGTCCACTACCTGTTCATGGATGGACGTTGGATCCCCAATGCGCCGCTGCACGAGCAGCCGCTGCAGCCGGACGATTACATTTTCCGTGCCGTGAGCCATCACGGCACGGCGTACCTGGCCAACGTGGACGCCGACGCCATCGACCCCGACGGCGCCATCAGCGGCAAGAGCGTGCTGCGCGTCCTGCGCACGGCGCTGCGCCGGGCTGGCGTGGCGGATGCGGCGACGGTGCGGGTGCATGACCTGCGCCACACGTGGGCGCTGCGCATGGTCGCCGACGGCGCCAACGACAGCGAGGTGCAGCGGCGGGCGCATCATTCGTCCCTGGAGACCACGGCGCGCTACATCGGCAGCCTGAAGCAGAAGAGCCGGGACCGCAAGGACCTGCGCAGCGGGCGGCTGGCCGTCCAGTTGCGCGCCTTCGCCGACGGCGACGCGCCGGGGAGTTGGGAGGAGGTGATCGAGGGGGCATGACGACGGACAAGGGTTTGTTGTGGGACGTGAAAGATTAGAGATTAGAGATTAGGAGATTGATTATCATGAGGGACTTGTACACGAAGGACGGCGTAGCCGAAAAAAGTGATCTGTCCAGCCGCATGGCGGACAACGTGGTGCAGGCGCTGCACCAGTACATGCAGGCGCCGGGCAGCGCAACGGCGGAGATGGTGCACGCTTACAGCACGGCGCTGTCGTCGCTGTCGCTCCTGGCCATTGCGGAGCAGTTGCAGGCGCTGGTGGCGGAACTGGAGCAAGGCGACGGGGAGGAGGAGGTGAGCTGGTGAAGGCCACTGACAAGATTTTCACGCGCTACTACGAAGCGCTGATCGCCGACTGGGACGACGAACACGCAATCGTTGGTGCAGCTCGCATGGCCTTGCGGCTGGCCATCGGCGATGCCTACGCTGCCGGCGGCGCGCTGGCGGATGACCTGGCGGCGATTGTGGCCAGCCAGGCGCAGGCAAAGCCGGAACAGCGGCAGGCGGAAGCGGCGATCAACCAGATCGGGCGGCTGAATGAGTGGCTGGAAGTGAACGCTCCGGCGCTCTACCACAACCCCGATCTCGATACTGCCGCCGCAATAGTGGCGGAACTGGGGGTGCGTGACCGCCGGATGATCGAGCAATCGGCGGCAATTGCCGATCTTCGCATCTCACTGATAGATGCGAACGAGGACGCTGCCAGCGCACACCAGGAACTGACGACGCTGATCGCCGAGCGGGACGGCCTGCGCCAGCAGATAGTGCAGATGGACGCCGACAACGCGGAACTTGTGCGGCAATTGCGCCAGGCCCGCAATGAGGCCGACGCCCGATGGTTCAGCGGCGATCAGGAGCTATCCGAGCAACTGCGACTGGCACAGGCGGAGATCGACCGCCTCACGCGCCAGAACGTGATCGCTACCGACACGTTCAACAGCCTGGCCGCCGAGCGCACCAACGGCGCCGGCCCAAACCCTACGACGGCGCCGGGCTGGAACCGCAGCCACCCGGCGTGGTCGGGACTGCCGAAGGCGGATCTGGACGTGATCGACCAACTGACAAGCGGCGCGACGACGTTCCGCAAGCTGGCGAAGACGCTGCGCCGCGACCTGGTGATCCGGGTGCTGCGCAGCCTGGCCGTCGACGGCGAGGTCAAGGCGTTGACCTACGACAAGCGCAAACCGGATTGGATGCCGACGAGCGGCGCGGTGGTGATGCTGTCGGAGACCGGGCGCTGGTCGAATCTGCTGGCGATGGCGCTGACGCCGGCGTGATCGAACTGCCGCCGGTGCGCGACCTGCACGGGCATGTGGTGTGGCGGGTGAAGCTCGCCAGCCCCAGGGAGATGACGTGCACGGTTTGCGGGGAGACAACGCTGGACGATTACTGCGTGCGCTGCGCAGATGAGCAGGACCTGACGCACCACAAGGCCATTCAGGCGGCTCGATTGGTGCCTACACTCAGTTATCTTCAACCTGGAGAGTATGAAAGGAACGGATCATGAGCATTTACAGCCGTGGCGACCGCTATTACTGGCGGCGCCGTGCCCGTTGGATTGTGTTGCGCATCAACTATCTGCTGGCAGTGCTGGCCGTCGCCGTGCTGCTGGCTTCGACAGGCTCAGCCAGCGGCCAAAGCTGGGATCGCTGCTGGCGGATTCCGCACGGGCAGGTGTGCGTTGCCCGGGCTCAGAAAATCACACGCATCGTGTGCGATTGGGGCTGGCAGCCTCGCTTTGGCCAGCCGCCGCGTTGCGTGGCGATGGAGGTGCAGCCGTGACCCTGCGCAAACTGCACAGCACCGCGCCGCATGGCAGCGCCCGGCCTGCGCCGGACTACCACGTCAAATGCGAACGGGGCCGCTATCGGGTCTATGACAAGCAGCAGCGCTTCCGGTGCGAGTTCGCCACGCCGGAGGCGGCCAACGCCTACGTCGCCAGCCGCACGGCGGCACCGTCCCACAATAAAGCATTGTCGGACGGTGCTTCGACAGGCTCAGCAACCGGGCGGGCGGTGGCGGCATGACGACGCGCACCGAGACACCGAACATTCTGGATACTGTGCTCACGCTGAGCGGCGCAACCCCGGCGCCGCCAGCGGCCACCCTGGTGGCGCTGACGGCCATCGTCAACGACGGCGGTACGCAGATGCGGGCGGGGATGGACGCCGCCACGATCACCGAGTATGCCGACGCGCTGGCCGAGGCCGACGCCTGGCCTTTCCCGCCGATTGTGGTCTTCCATGACGGCGAGAAGTATTGGCTGGCCGATGGCTTTCACCGCGTCAACGCCGCGCACCGCAGCGGCAAGTTCAGCCAGATTCCGGCAGACGTGCGCGCCGGCACGCGGCGCGATGCCATCCTCCACGCGGCGGGCGCCAACGCCGCGCACGGGCTGCGCCGCACGAACGGCGACAAGCGGCGCTCTGTTGAAGTGCTGCTGCGGGATGAGGAATGGTCGCAGTGGTCAGATCGTGAGATTGCCAAGCGATGCCTTGTCAGCCACAACTTTGTAAGTGAGTTGCGAAAGGTGATCGCGCCGCCACTGTCATCGGATGACAGTCAACGGCGGAGAATCGGCGCCGACGGGCGCACGATCAACACGCAGAACATTGGCACCAACCGGCCCGCCCGCCTGTTCGTGAACGATCTGAAGGGGCTGGTGGCGAAGTGGATGGGGATGCACTGGCAGCACGCGTGGCCGGATAACCCCAGCCACACCAACGGAGAATTCTGGCAGAGTCTCGTGGCGTGGATGCATGAGAACGTGCGGGAGACCTGGCAGGAAGGCGATTTGAAGGAAGCGATCAAGGCGCTGCACTGGCTGAACCGACCTGAGCTTCAGCCCGCCGCACCGGCGCCGTCCCAGCGGCTTGCCACGGCGGTATCGCCCGCACCCACCCGAATGGAGATTTTCGAGATCGAGCAGTTGGTGCGCAAGTTGGCTGACGAGCGCAACGCCACACCTGGCGCCCTGCGCCTAAGCGCACGGGAACATATCGGTCCTGTCTGGCAGGAAAGCATACGCCAGGCGCAAGGCACGCTTCTCTATCGAGATCTGGCGCAGGCGATGAACAACGTGGCCAGCCAGATGGAGCAGCGGCCCGCCACGGCGTCTGCTGCAACTGACAGCGACCTCCACACCGGCGCAGGCCGCACACCGGCGCCACCGCTTACGGTGGCGGAACTGGTGGAAGACCTGGACGGCTACCTGACGGGCATCCCGGCGACGGAGATCGACCAGGCGGCCAAAGGTGCGCAGAACCGGGCGCTGATGACGGCGCAGCAGTGCTTGAGCGATTTCACCTATCGCCAGGCGGACCTGTACCGGGCATTGCAGCGGCTGGCGTTGCAGCGCGGCGCGGCGCAGCCCGCAGAGCCGGTGGTGGACGGGGATCGTCCGCTGCCGGCGTGGGCGGCGCCGGAACCGGCCACCGTGGCGCAGACCGTCGCCGATGTGGTGGCGGTGCACGGTGAAGCCGCGCCAGTGGACAACCCGTTCCCGCCTGTGCCAGACGATCTGGCTGCGGCGGGTTGGGAGTTGCGAGGCAGCGAATTTGGCCGCTATTACCTGATCAACACACGCACAGCGCGCACCACGCGCTCGTGTTCAACGGTCGATAAGGCATTCGAGATAGCGCGCGGCCTGACAACCGGACAGTGGAGTCCAGAAAAAGCCTGGACTACCCCGGCGCCGGTCGCTGCGACCCTCGCCCGCCACCCTCAATACGACGACCTGTTCGAGTTCGCCGAACTGTTCAAGCTGGCGATCAAGGAGACGCACCGCTGGGCGCACATCACGGGCGAGCACACGGCGATCCTGGAAGCGGAGCGGGGGCTGCGCCACCTGGTGGAACGCACGGCGGCCATTCTGGATGGATTCACGGGGCAGCCATGATCACCGAGCGAATGCAGAAGCGGCTGCTGTATCAGGCTTTTCTGGCGCAGGGAGACGCCAGCATCGATCCTGATGAAATTGATCTGGCTGGTTGGGTCTGGCCGTGGAGTGAATTGTTCCTGCGCGCGTATCGCTGGCTGGGTCCGTTGGATAGCGATACGGCGCTGCATGAGGCGGCGCGTGGGCTTGCCGACAAAGACAGCGAGCAGTCGAGGGAATGGTTGCGGGAAATCAGAGATTGCTCGGAGCCGATCCACTTCCCCAGCCTAGCGGAGATCGGCGACACGCTGCCGCCGGTGCGCTGGCTGTGGCCGGGGTGGATTCCCCGCGGGATGCTGAGCCTGTTGGGTGCGTTCCAGGGCACGGGCAAAAGTTATTTTGTGCTTGACCTGGCGCGCACGGTGATCGAGGGCGGTCCCTGGCCCGACGGGCAGCCGGTGGAGCAGATCGGCAATGTGATCTACGTCGAAGCCGAGGGCATTCCGCAGGTGACGAATGACCGGGCGAAAAGCCTGGGCATGAACCGGCAGAACATCTGGCTGCTCATGGCGGAAATGGGCGAGATGATCGACTTGACGCAACCGGTGTGGCAGGACAGGTTGGTCGACATGGCCACGACGCTGAAACCAGAGTTGATCGTGATCGACTCGCTGACCAGCATCAGCAGCGCGGGGCAGAACAGCGTCGAGGACACCAACCGGCTCCTCATGTTCCTGGTGGGGCTGTCCCGCCACGTGGATTGCGGGCTGCTGGTGCTGCACCATCTGCGCAAGCCGCCGGGCGGCCAGCTATCCCTGCCGGGAATGTCGGTGCACGACTTCCGCGGCAGTGGCCACATTACGGCGATGGCGCGCACGGTGCTGGGGCTGACGGTGGTGCAGACGGGGCGGCAGTTCAGCCTGAATGGGAAGCGGCGCCTCGACCTGGTGAAAACCAACCTGGGGCGCTATCCCACCGGCGTGGGCATCGAGATGAAGGAGGAGGGGGAGCGGGTCACGTTCACCTATGGCGAGCCGCCGAGTTTCGACCAGAAGTCAGCCGGTGAAGAGGCGGAGGAATGGCTGATCGAGTACTTAGAAGAGCACGGTACGAGCAAGCCGGGTGAGATTACAGAAGCGGCTAAAGCGGCGGGAATTGAGAGAGGGACTCTGTATCGTGCACGGGCGGCACTGAAGGGCATGATCCGGGACACGGAGAAGAACAGGTACAGCCCGACAAACCGCTGGAAGCTGGCCGATGATGACGACGATGAAGACACAGTTGAGGAATCGTAACTATTCTACCGTTCTACTGTTCGATACCTTTTGAGACTTGACCCACTCACAAAGTATCGAACGGTAGAACAGTAGAATAGTTACCCTCTGCAAAGGGAAAACGATAATGAAACAACTATCAACAACGTCCGACAAGAAAGGGTTATCAGACGATGAATGATGGACTTGATACGAATATGCCTGGCCGCCGTATGGCGACGCCGCCGGCCTGCTGGAAAACGCCATCGAGCCAACTGCGCAGATCAGCGCAGCGGCTGCGCACCAGGCGGCCCAGGATCGCCGGCTGGATGCGCTGGAGGCTGAGGTCGTTGCGCTGCGCCAGCGGCTGGCACGGCTGGAGTATGTGGAGGTGACGGAGTGACCGGCGATTTCATTGCCGGCCTGGCCGTCGGCGGGATGGTCGGCGCTCGTGGTGGCGAGCGCCAACGGCGTGGAGGTGTGGGGTGAACGAGGAGGCGCAGATGTGGCTGGTGGCGCTGATCTGGACGGCGACGCTGACGGCGCTGTTGGTGATGGCGGCACGGTAGCGGCGGAGACGGAGCGGGCGAACTTCTACTATGGGCTGTACACCGGAAAATGAGGAAGAGACGCACGGGGCGTCTCTCCCAGGTGATCGAAGCAGCAAACTTGGATCGGAGCCATGATACCACATGCAGAATGAACTGATGGACGCCAGCCTGCGCAAAGCGCCGCTCACCGTCGGCGCCGTGCTCGCCGTCTGGCTGCAGAATGCCGGCGGCGGCATCGGCGCGCTGGTGGCGGTGGGCGTGGTGGCCTGGCTGCTGGGCGTGGATGCCGGAACCGGGCTGCGCTGGGCCGCGGCGGCCGGCGGGCTGCTCTTTGCCGGGTTGATGGTGCTGCGCAGCGCCATCGACGAGATCGTGGATTGGACGGACTGGCGCGCGATGCTGGCCGATCTGGAGGCGCTGGAGGAGCAGAATGAACTGCTTGAGCAGCAGAACGCCAGCCTACGCCGCGACCTGGCCGCAGCGGAGACCTATGGCGCATACCGGGCAGCCCGGCCCGGCGTGGTGGTGCAGGACCGCAACGGCGAGGCGATGCCCGCGCCCGCGCCGACGCCGATCCGCAACGATGCAAAGACGCTGCTGCAGCTTCACTTCGACAGCGGCGAATGGCCATCGAAGAATCGCACCTGTCCTCGGCTGGGGTGGACGACCAGCCGCTGGCAAGAGGCGCGCGACGAGTTGGAGCGCCACGGCATCATTGCAACTCGTAACAATCAGACCGTCGTGTTGGTGGGCAGCCTGGCAGAAGCATTGGCGAAGTTGGCAGGTGATTTCTGAGCGGCCGACGGCCGGCCGCCCGGCCGGCTATCTGGTAGCCGTTCCGGCCGGGTCTAATTCAGCAGGGAGGTAGGGAGGTGGAAGTGATCGCATTCGTGAATGGAATGGTGCAGATCGGGGTGATCTTTGGCACCGTATCATGCGTTAAGGATGCCCGCCAACGCCAGCTGGTGCTGGCGCTGGCGGGCGCGTCGGAGGCCTTCAGTGTGGCTGGCTTGCTGCTGTTGATGTTCCCGACGCTGCCGCAACTGACGGAAGCCGCCAAATGGTTGCTCTACGCCGCCATCGGGCTGGCGGTGGTCGTCGGCGTGGTGACGGCGCTGCGATCGCAGCGCACGCGGTTCGCCTGGCCGCAAGGGCGCTATCACAAGTATCGTTCGTATCGGAGGATTTGATGAGCGACAACAACGGATGTATTCCCGGCGCGGCGCTGCTGGGGCTGGTGCTGCTGATTGCCACCATCGTGATCGGCGCGCCGGTGCTGTCGGAGGCTGGGCTGTCGTGGGACAGCACCGGCGTAATTGCCCGGCAGAACGCCAGGCTGGAGGCGGAGCGGCTGCGCCTGAATGCAGAGACCCGCCAGGCCATCGAGCGCGAGGAGACGGCGCGCATCATGAGCGACAACATGATGACGACGATCCAGTGGCTGGCCGTCACCGGCGGCATCGTCGGCGGGCTGGCGGTGGCTGGCTGGGCGACGCAGCGCAGCGTAGCGGCCTGGGCAGCGCGCCCACATCGGCCTGCGGCGCCGCCGCCAGCGCAGATTATCGTGATGGCGGCGCCCTACCTGGAGAGCGACCGCACGGCGCGGGTAGAGCAGATCGAGGCTGACGGATACCGCGGTTGGGCCGTGCTCTACCCGCGCACGGAACGGTTCGTGCCGCTCCAGTTGACGGACGGCCAGCATAGGGGCTGAGTCCTATGGTTGACGCTGCTTGTCATGGCGTGCTATAGTCACGCCATGACAAGCAGCAACAAGGAGACCCGTATGACCATCACAACGTTGGACAGCCAGGTCGCCCGCGACAACTTCGCCGGGCTGCTGGCAACCGTGGCGAAGGGTGATGAGAGCATCGTTATCACCGACCAGGGCGAGCCGGTGGCCGCGCTGGTGGACTACGCCGCATTCGTGGCGCTGGCCGAGGAACTGGACGACATGCAGGCGGCGCAGCGCGCGGCGGCGGTCCTCGCCGACTTGGACGCCGGGCGCACGGACACACGGCCCTGGGCGGATATCCAGGCGGAATGGATCGCCGAGGGGCTGCTCGATGGCTGAGATGCAGCGTTGTCGGACGGTGGTCAACGCAAATTTACAGGTGAGATTTTGTCTCACCTGTGATAAGATGGACGCAGTTGCGGCGAGCAGGGTCTGGTGGGCAGTTCCCCGGTGGTGTGGATGAGCGACGAAGCAAAGAACCGGCAGATCATGATGGTGTGTGCGGAGTTGGCGAAGGTGCTGGCTGGGTTGATGCAGGCGCCGGCGCCGAAGGGCCAGCAGGTGATCATCCACGTGTCGAAGGACCGCCGCGACGTGTGGATCGAGCGACCGGCGGAGATCGTGCATATTCGCAGCGATTGAGCCGGGCAGGATGACAACCGCATAGCGTGGCCGGCAACCGGAGCGCATTCTCACAGAGAGGATGCGCTCCGCTGTTTTTGGAGGGGTGCGCCAGGTTTCGCATAGGCATAATTGAGGGGTAGGGGCGGGTGCGGCGGGCTGGCGCCCGCGGTTGGCTGGAACGTGAAAAGTTCCCAAAGTACCCTTTTGCGGGGGTGGGGGTTCCCAAAGTACGGGTTGTGAGCGCAGAAGAGACGATTTTCCCGGCAAGTCCAGATGTTCCAGGCCAGGCGCAGAGCCGCCGGGCGTATCACGATCTGCTGGCGTCGTTGGAGTCGTTTGCCTGGTGGCAGGACTATCGTGACCTGGTTGGCCGCGGGTGGGACTGGCGCAAGGCGGTCTATATTGCGTGGCGGGCGTCACCGGTGCAGGGGCGCCAGCCGGAAACGCAGGACGAACTGGCGACGACTGTGTTGGGGTTGGCCAGCGACCGGGTGATCAGCAAGTGGCTGGAGAAGCACCCGGAAATGCAGGATGAGGTTGTGCGGATGCAGGCGGCGCCGCTGTTGCAGCACCGCCGGGATATCTACGAGGCGCTGGTGGCGGTGGCACGGGACCCTGACCCGAAGGCTCATTCTGACCGCAAGCTGGCGCTGGAGATGCTCGGCGATTACCGGCCCCGAGCACAGGCGGATGTGGCGGTGACGAACGCCGATGCAGGGGTGCTGATTTACCTTCCCGACAATGGCAGAGAAGACAACGCAGATTCAGATTAGGGCGCAGGCGGGGCCGCAGGAGGTGTTCCTGGCGTCGCCGGCTGACCTGGTGATTTATGGCGGCGCGGCGGGCGGCGGGAAGTCGTTCGCCCTGCTGCTGGAGCCGCTGCGTCATGTGCGCAATGGGCAGTTCAACGCGGTGATCTTCCGGCGCACGTCGGTGCAGGTGCGCAACCCCGGCGGGCTGTGGGATGAGTCGATGAAGGTTTACCCGCTGCTGCAGGCGACGCCGCGGGAGTATCTGTTGGAGTGGCAGTTCCCCAGCGGCGCCACGGTGAAGTTTGCGCACATGGAACATGAGAAGAACCGGCTGGACTGGCAGGGCAGCCAGATTCCGTTGATTGCATGGGATGAGCTGACCCACTTCACGCGGGATCAGTTCTTCTACATGCTGAGCCGCAATCGTTCGCTGTGTGGCGTGCGGCCGTACATGCGGGCGACGTGCAACCCGACGCCCGACGACGACCCGGTGGGCGGGTGGGTGCATGAGTTCGTGGGCTGGTATATCGGCGAGGATGGCTATGCGCTGCTGGAGCGTTCGGGCGTGGTGCGCTGGTTTGTGGTGGTGAACGATGAACTGCGCTGGGCGGATGACCCGGCGACGCTGCGGGCGCAGTATCCGGGCAGTGAGCCGAAGTCGTTCACGTTCATTCTGTCGAGTGTGTTCGACAACAAGATTCTGCTCGATGCAGATCCGGGCTATCTGGCGAATTTGATGGCGCTGCCGCTGGTGGACCGGGAACGGCTGCTTGGCGATGGGCAGCGCGGCGGGAACTGGAAGATCAAGCCGTCGGCGGGGAAGGTGTTCAACCGGGGTTGGTTCGAGATTGTGGAGGCGGCGCCGGCGGCTTCGACGGCTTCGACAAGCTCAGCCACAGGTGGCGGGCGCACGGTGCGCTTCTGGGACCTGGCGGCGACAGAAAAGAGCGTGGCCAAAGCTGACCCTGACTACACGGCGGGGGTGCTGATGCGGCGGGTGGGTGATGTCTACTACATCCTCGACGCCATTGCGGTGCAGGAGGCGCCGGGGCGGGTGGATGCGCTGCTGCGCAACACGGCGAGCCAGGACGGGGCGCAGGTGGCGATCCGCTTCGAGCGGGAGGGCGGCGCCAGTGGGGTGCGCGATGCGCGCAACACGGCGGCGCTGCTGGCCGGGTATGACGTGCGCGCGGTGCAGCCGCAGGGTGACAAGGTGATGCGGGCGAAGGGGCTGGCGGCGCAGGCGGAAGCGGGGAATGTGAAGCTGGTGCGCGGCGCGTGGAATGACCGGTTTCTGCGCACGCTGCACGCGTTCCCAGAAGGGGCGCATGACGATGAGGTGGACGCGGCGAGCGGCGCGTTCAATGACCTGGTGAAAATGGTTCGGGAGCAGGGGACTGTTCGGGGGTGAGCGATGGCGAGTGATCTGGAATTGGCGGTGGCGGCGCTGACGGGGAAGAAGCGGCGCTATGATGCGCTCTGGCGCTACTATGACGGCGAGCAGCCGCTGGTCTATTCGAGTGAAAAGCTGAAGGAAATCTTCAGCGGCCTCGAAGCGCGCTTCACGGAGAACTGGTGTGCGGTGGTGGTGGACAGCGTGCTCGACCGGCTGGAACTGTACACGCCGACGGTGGCCGGGGATGAAGCGTTGGCGGCGCAACTGGCGGGCCTTTGGGAGCAGACGGGGCTGGTGGACGATGAGTATGGCGTGCATGAGGATGTAACGGTCACGGGGGAATCGTTCGTGGTGGCCTGGCCGGACGAGGAAGAGGGCGTGGTGCAGGCGTTCCACAACGACGCCCGGCTCTGCCATGCGGAGTATGACGCGGAGAACCCGCGGCAGATGCGCTTTGCGGCGAAGTGGTGGAACAACGGCGACGGCATCCGCCTGACGCTCTACTATGCGGATCGGCTGGAATACTACGCCAGCCGGCGCTCGTACAAGGCGGGGGAGACGCCGACGGCGAAGGCGTTCGAGCCGTGGGCGTCGGGGCCGGACGGTGCGACGGTGGCGGAGAACCCTTACGGGCAGATTCCGGTCTTTCATTTCCGGTCCAACCGGCGCAAGCCGAAGTCGCAACTGGTGAACGTGGTGGAGGTGCAGGACGCGGTGAACAAGCTGCTGGCCGACATGATGGTGGCGGCGGAGTTCGGGGCATTTCCGCAGCGCTATGTGATCAGCAGCGCGGGCATCGCCAACCTGAAGAACAACCCCAATGCCATCTGGGACCTGGTGGCGGCGGAACAGGGGATGCAGGCGACGACGCCGGGGCAGTTTGCGGCGACGGAGTTGCAGAACTATCTGAATGCGATCAACAAGCTGTCGGCGGACATCGGCATCATTACGCGCACGCCGCGCCACTATTTCTATCAGCAGGGCGGCGACCCCAGCGGCGAGGCGCTGCTGGCGATGGAGGCGCCGCTGACGAAGAAGACGCACCGGCTGCAGCAGACGTTGGTTCCGACGTGGCGCGATCTGGCGGCGTTTCTGCTGCGCTTGCAGGAACAGGAGGTGACGACGCAGCAGATCCGGGTGGTCTATGCGCCGGTGGAGACGGTGCAGCCGCGCTCGACGGCGGAGATTCGCAAGCTGGCGGTGGAGGCCGGGGTGCCGCTGCGCACGCATCTGCGGCGGGCGGAGAACTGGTCTGAGAAGGATGTGGCACAGTTGGATGATGACCGGGCGGCGGAGCGGCTGGCCGAGCGGAGTTATGCGGATGCGGTGTTGGGCGCGGCGCAGCGGGACTTTGACCGCGGTGTGGTGTAGAGATTGGGAGATTACGGGCGACAAGTCTTTGTTGTGGGAGCAAAAGTCAGGCGCCCCTACGGGGCAGGTGGGGTGATGGCAACCTGGAGACGCAAGCGTAAGCGGGTGAACTGGGGTGCGATTGAGTACGGTTGGAACACCTATGAGGAGAAAGAGGGCATGGCGGTCGGTGGCAGTGTGACGGCGGCGTATCGCTGCCAGGTGAGCGAGTACAAGTTGACGGCGACGTCCACGAGCGCGCCGCGGAATGAATGCGCCAACGTGGAGGCGGCGGTGGCCATCCTGGAGCGCGGGGAGGCGTGCACCGTGGCGAGTGCGGACATTCCGCAGTTGCGCCAGCGGCTGGCCGGGCTGGGGGTGGCGTGACAATGGCTGACTTGGCGGCGGTACTTTGCATCCTCTCCCTGCTGACCATTCTCGGTGGGGGTGTGTTGTTTCTGCTGTACGGCGTGCGCGGCACGGTGGCCATGCTGCGCCAGTGGCTGGACCAAAGGTAAGACGATGCCGCCGGTTGTGATTGACATGATGCAGAGTTGGCGCGCTGACTTGCTGCGCGGGGATGCGGCGATGCAGCAGGAGATGGCGCAGCAGTGGCTGGGCGTGGAGCAGGCGCTGCAGGCGCAGGTGGATGCGCTCGCCCTGGAGCTGCAAGGCGGCGGGCGGGTGACGATGGGCCACTTGCAGCGCTCCCGGCGCTATCAGCAGTTGATGGGCCAGGTGGACGATGAACTGGGGAAGTATGCCCGTTTTGTCGAAGGGCGGGTGGAGAACCGGCAGCAGGCGCTGCTGAATGCGGCCATCTCGCACAGCCAGGCGGCGATCAATGCGGTGGCCACCGAGGCGGAGATGTTGGTGCAGTTCAACCGGCTGCCGGTGTCGGCGGTGGAGAACATGGTCGGCCTGACGGGCGCAGGGACGCGGGTGCGCGACATCCTGGCGGATGCGAGCCGGGCGGGGCCGGAGGCGCTGCGCCAGCGGCTGGTGGATGGGATTGCGCTGGGTTGGAATCCGTTGAAGACGGCGCGGGATGCGCTGCGCAATGGGCTGGCGCAGAGTTTCACACGCATGGCGACGATTGCGCGCACGGAGACGCTGCGGGTGTACCGGCAGACGACGCTGGAAAGCTACCGGCAGAGCAATGTGGTGGTGGGGTATCGGCGGCTGGCGGCGAAGGATGAGCGGACGTGTCTGGGCTGCTTGATGGCGGATGGGCAGTTTTACACGAAGGATCAGCCGTTTGATGCCCATCCAAACTGCAGATGCGCAGCGATACCGGTATTGAACAAAGGCACCCCGATTGACTACGAGACCGGACAGGAGTGGTTTGCCCGGCAACCGGAGAGCGTGCAGCGGCGGATGCTTGGCCCAGGCCGGTGGGATTTGCTGCAGCGAGGTGACATTTCGCTGCATGACTTGGTGACGCTCCAACCGGACGATACATGGGGTGGGGCGCTGGCGCCCACCACGGTGGGGCGGTTGGCTGCGTTGGGCAGGCGGGATGGGATGGTGGATGCTCGGAATATGTTGGGCGTTTCGGCAGAGGCGCGGCGGATTCAGTGGGAGTGGGTGCACGGCAGCCGCACCCGCCCTTCGGTTGTGTTGAAGGAAACCTTATCACGTGCGTTGGGTGTGGAAGGTGTTGTGTTCAACCCTGCCGGGTTTGTTGTCTCTCAAGATGAGATTGAGTTAATGCAAGGCGCTGTGCAGGAAATTTACGAACGAACCCAACAGTATTTAAGAGACCAGGGCATTCGCTCGATGCACTTGTTTCGCGGTGTGAAAGGCGCTACAATGGAACCGGGTGTTATTGAATCGTGGACGAGTGATGTAAGTACTGCTGTTCGGTTTAACGGGTTTCGGGTATTCGAGGAAAACATACCGGCTGAACGAATTTTTCTTTATCATCGCGGTCCTGGTTGGCGTAATGGCAAGTTTGGCGAACAGTATGAGTATTTGGTTTTGGGAAGTGAGCCAAAGTGAAACGTCGCATCGTCTATGATATGAACGGATTGCCAGTTACGCGGTTTTCGCCTGAGAGCGATGCGGACATGGCGGAGTTGTATCGTATGGTTGAACGCGGTGAGTTAGATATGCGCGAGAGCTTTGGGGATGATCCTGAACTGTGGGAACGTGTAAGAGTGGAACAGCGAGAAGTTGAACTGGAGCGGAAAGAGTATGTGATTGTCAACGGTGTGCTTAGATTGCAAGACGCACCGTCCGACAAGAAATGATTGTGGGACGGTAGACAGGCGCAAACATTTGTGCTAGACTACCTCTAGCCCGGTGATGGGCGATAACTTGATATGCGTGGCCGACAACCGGAGCGCACTCTCTTTTTTGAGGGTGCGCTTTTTTGTTGGCGAGCAGGGCGGCGGGCGGCGTGATGCCAAGCGTCGAGCGTGATGCAAAGTCTTCCGGCGTGATGCCAATTCCCAGGAGCGTGATGCGAATATGAGTGAGGATGCTTTGAACAACGAGGGCGCGTCCGGCGCTGGCCAGCAGGGCGGCGAGAATGGCGACAGGGACGGGACCGGGGCGGCCAGCAACGGCGCACCGGTGTCGTTCGATGAGTGGCTGAACGGCCAGGCCGACGAGGTGAAGTCGCTGGTGACGGGTAGCATTGGGAAGCTGCAGAACGCGCTGAATGATGAGCGGACGCAGCGGCGGTCGCTGGCGAAGCAGATCGACGATCTGTCGAAGCAGGCGGAACAGGGCAGCCAGTTGCGCGCCCAGTTGGAGAAGCTGAGCGGCGATTTCGAGAGCGCCAGCCGCAAGGCGACGTTCTACGAGTCGGCGCCGGCAGAGGTGACGAACCTGCGGCTGGCGTGGCTGGTGGCGAATGACGCCGACTTGATCGACAAGGACGGCAAGACGAACTGGGCGGCGCTGAGAACAGCGGCGCCGGAGTTGTTCAAGCGGGTGACGCCGCCGGCGAATGCCGGGGCGGGGGCGAAGCAGACCGGCGTGGACGATGGGCGCAGCATGAATGCGTTCATCCGGGCTGCGTCCGGGCGTGGTGGGTGATGCAGTTGATTCAGGAGGAGTGAGATGCCAGTCTACAACAGTGTGATTTCGAGAACGGATGCGGAGGCGCTGATCCCTGAGCAGGTGAGCCAGGAGATTGTGAAGCACGTGCCGCAGCAGTCGGTTTTTCTGCGCATGGCGCGGCGTCTGCCGAACATGAGCAGCAAGAAGACCCGGATGCCGGTGCTGGCGGCGCTGGTGAGCGCCTATTTCGTGAACGGCGACACCGGGCTGAAGCAGACCACGCGGTCGCAGTGGGAGAACAAGTATATCGAGGCTGAAGAGTTGGCCGCGATTGTGCCGATCCCGGAAGCGGTGCTGGATGACAGCGAATATGACGTGTGGGGCGAGCTGCGCCCGCTGCTGATCGAGGCGCTGGGCGTGGCCATCGACCAGGCTGTGTTCTACGGCACGAATGCGCCCTCTTCGTGGCCCACGGCGATTGTAACGGCGGCTGCGGCGGCCGGGCACACGGTGACGCTGGGCACGGGCGCCGACATCTATGACGACATCATGGCGGATGGCGGCGTGCTGAGCAAGGTGGAATCCGATGGCTTTGCGGTGACGGGCCATGTGGCGGCGCTGAGCATGAAGGCGAAGCTGCGCGGGCTGCGCGACGGGGCGACGGGTGTGCCGATCTTCAGCCGCACGCCGCAGGCGGCCACGCCGTATGAACTGGATGGGGTGCCGATGGACTTCCCGACCAATGGTTCGGTGGACCCGGCGACCTCGCTGCTGATCTCCGGCGACTACCAGCAGGCGATGTACAGCATCCGCCAGGATGTGACGTACAAGGTGCTCGACCAGGCGGTGATCCAGGATGGCGCCGGGGCGATCATCTACAACCTGGCGCAGCAGGACATGGTGGCGCTGCGGGTGACGATGCGCCTGGGCTGGCAGTTGCCGAACCCGGTGAACCGGGTGCAGGCGGTGGCGGCGAACCGCTATCCGTTTGCGGTGCTGCTGCCGTAGGTAGGGCGCAGAGATTGAGAGATTGAGCGATTGCGAGATTGGGAGACTGCGGTCGCCCGGTCATTGACAAGGAGATAGGTGAGATGAAGAACGCACGGGTGTGGGTAGGGGTGGCGCTGGTTGTGGCGCTGGTGTGCCTGGTGGGGCTGTCGGCGAGCATGGGCGCCGGTCCGGCGCTGGCGGCGCCGCAGGCGATTCCGACGCCGGTGAGCGTGACGCCGGGCAACGGTGCGCCGCAGGTGGCAACGTTCTGGCGTGCTGCGCCGCTGACGGCGAGCGGGGCGGGGACGGAGGCGATCATTGCCGGCGAGAAGGTCGATCTGCAGTGGGTGATCGACCAGACGGCGGTGAACACGGTGACGCTCAAGCTGCAATTCTCGAACGACAGTACGAACTGGGTGGACGGGGCGACCTTTGTGACGAACAACGCGGCGGACGCCGGGGACATGCAGCAGTATGCGGTCTTCGGGCGCTATCTGCGGGTGTATGCGACGGTGACGAACAGCAACCCGGTGACGGTGACGGTGATCGGCGTGGTCAAGTAGGCCAGGTGCAGCGATGGCGGTGACGGTTCCTGATGCGATGGTGGCCAGGCTGCGCCGGTTGACGGCAGAGCCGACGGCGACGACCTACACGGACGCCAATCTGCGGGAGTGCATCGAGCGCTATCCGCTGGCCGACGCCGACGGTTATGCGCCAGACAGCGACCTGTGGGCCGGCGCGTGGGACATCAACCCCGCGGCGGCGGATATCTGGGAGGAGAAGGCGGCGGCGCTGGCTGCCGCTTTCGACTTTGCGGCGGATGGCGGCGACTACAAGCGCAGCCAGGCGTACAACCAGATGCTGCAGCAGGCGCGGCGCTTCCGGTCGATGCGCCGGACGACCACGTTCGTGATGGTGGCGGAACCGCCGCCGGCGGGCGCGGTGCGCGTGGAGAGTTGGATCGGGAACTTGCCGGAGGAGGACGACTGATGATCTATCGAGACCCGCGCAGCGGCCAGACGCAGGATGTGGCCGAACGGGAGACGGTGCTGCGCCAGTTGCTGGAGCGGGCGGGGTGGGTGGTTGTGGATGTTTCCCAGGAAACACTGGCGTTTGCTACGGTCAAGATCGGCGATGAACTGGTTGTGCTGCCGCCCGGTATGCAGCCAATGGCAAAGCCTGGCTTCAAGCTGGTTGAAGTGACCGACAACGACAGCGACATGCCGGAGTTCATCGAGGCGCCGGAAGATGCGCCCTCCTCGAAGCGCAAGCGGAGCAAGTAACGATGTTGGCGTTGACGGCGGCGGAGTTGGCGGCGATGCGTGGCGTGCAGAATGGCTCCATGCTGGACACGTGCACGCTGCGCACCTGGGCGCCGACGGTGGATGCGTTCGGCAGCGAGGTGGAGGGCTGGACGCTGCGCACGGGGGTGGCGTGCGGCCTGGATGTGACGGGCACGCGCCAGAAGGAACGCCGGCGCGCCGATGGCACGATTGCGGTGGCGCAGGCTTCGCTGCGGTTGGCGCTTGCGGACGGCGCCAGCCTGACGGGGAAAGACTCAGTAGTGATCACGCATCGCAACGGCGAGGCGCTGTCGCCGACCTTGACCTTCGGGATCGATGGGCCGGTGGAGCGGGGGCCGACAGGCGTGGTGGTGCGGCTGGTGGCGGTGACGTAATGCCTGACATCACAGTGCGGGTGCAGGGCACGGCGGAGCTGCGGCGGGCGCTGCACCAACTGCGCGGGGCGCAGCGGCGCCAGGCGCAGCGGGACGGCCTGGACGCCGGGGCGCGCATCGTCGAGACGTATGCGAAGGTGGCAATGTCGGAAGAGAAATCCGGCAGGACGTATGCGCGTGGCGGCCGGGAGCACAGAGCCAGTGCACCAGGCGAGGCGCCAGCGGTTGACTATGGCAACCTGAAATCATCGATTCAGGTGTTCGAGGTGACGCCGGAGCGGGCGATCATCGGCACAAATGCTGAATATGCTGAGCATTTGGAATTTGGCACGTCACGGATGGAGCCGCGTCCATACATGCGTCCGGCGCTGGATGAGCACGAGCATGAGATCGTCGGCGCCATCGAAGATGCGGTGCGCGGGTTTGTGGAGTCAGTGTGACGCCTCTCCCTGACGGTCGAGGTTCGGTTGTAGGGTTCGGCTGACAACTCATTGTTGTGGGAGCAAAAGTCAAGCGCCCCTCTGGGGCAGATGACTGGTGACAGGTGACGCATGACGCTGGAAGAGGGGTTGCGGACGTATACGCTGGCGGGGAGCGCGGTGGCGGCGCTGGTGGGGACGCGCATGTATCCCCGGATGCTGCCGCAGACGCCGACGCTGCCGGCGCTGGTCTATCAACGCATCGACACGCGGCGACAGCACGACCTGGCCGGCCCGGACGGTCTGCCCCGGCCTCGAATGCAGGTGACGTGTTGGGCGCCGCTGCCGCTGAGCGCCTCCGGCCTGGCCGCCGCGGTGCGTCAGCGGCTGGACGGCTATCGGGGTGCGATGGGGACGGTAAGTGTGGAGAGTTGCCTGCTCGTGGGTGAGCGGGATGTGACAGACACGGAAGCCGGGCGCTACGGGGTGGCGCTGGACTTCATGATTCAGTATCAGGAGGGATGAGAGATGGCTGGCAAGGCTGGTTTTGGAACAACGATTTCGTTTGGCACGGGCACGGGTACGGTGGCGATTGCCAACGTGACGAACATCGCCGGGCTGGATGGCGACACGGAAGTGATCGACGTGACGGCGCACGACAGCGGCAGCGCGTACCGGGAGAAGGTGGCGAGTTTCATCGATTTGGGGCAGGTGACGCTTGACTTGAACTTCGACCCGAACAAGCCGTCGCACAAGGCAATCACGGGCGGGCTACTCTATCTGCAGGCGCAGCGCACGGTGGAGACGTTTACGGTGACGTTCCCCGGCACGCCGTCGCACAAGGTGGCGTTCAGCGCGTTTGTGAAGAGCGCCGGCTTCGAGGCGCCGTTCGACGATAAGCTGGCGATGAGCGTGACGCTGGAAGTGACCGGCTCGGCTGCATGGACCTACGGGACTTGATGCATGGCTGACAAAGCCTTGATGCTCAACATCGGGTGCGGGATGCGGCAGATCGAAGATTGGTTCAACCTCGACGATCTGCCGTATCCGGGGCTTGACCTGGTGCATGACCTGATGGACACGCCCTGGCCGCTGGCGGATGGGTGCGCGGTGCGGGCGATGGCGCATCATGCTATCGGGCGGGTGGTGCGCGCCCGGTACGGTCTGCTGCGCTTTATGAATGAGGTGCACCGGCTGCTCCGGCCCGGCGCTGAGTTTCTGATTGTGGCGCCCTACGGCATGAATCAGGCGTTCTTGCAGGATCCTACGTTTTGCACGCCGGTGACGGAGGCAACCTTCTACCATTGCGACCCAGAGCACAAGAGCGGGCTGTGGCAGCGGTATCAGCTGAAGCCGTGGCGGATTGCGCATCTGGCGTGGGATGTGGCGAGCATTCTGGAGGTGACGCTTGTCAGGCGGTAAGGCGGTGGCGCCCCTTCCTGACGGTCGGGGTTCGGATGGGCCGGTGCGTCCGATCCGCACTGTCGTGATGGACAGCGGTGATCCGGGGTATGCGAACCGGCTGTTGGTGGGCACGGCCTGCACCGGCCTGGTCAGGATTGAATGGGTTGCGGCGCGCTACGGGCAGTTGATTCCGATCAACTGGTCGATGGCGCAATTGATGCAGTACATGGCGGGGACGTTCCCGCTGCGCTTTCAGGTGGCGGACGCGCAGAACCTGATCGTGAAGGACGCCATCGAGAAGGACATGGAGTGGCTGTTCTTGCTGGAGCATGATGTGGTGCTCCCGCCGGACACGTTTGTGCGGCTGAACCGCTACATGCGGGAGGCGACGGCGCCGGTGGTATCGGGTCTCTATTTCAGCCGGGCGCAACCGTCGGAGCCGATGATTTTCCGGGGGCGGGGCAACTCCTTCTTTGATGGCTGGCGCATGGGCGACGTGGTGGAATGCGACGGCGTACCGACGGGCTGCCTGCTGATCCACATGGGCGTGCTGCGGCTGATGTGGGCGGAGAGCGAGGAGTACACGGTGGGCGGGGTGAAGACCCGCCGTGTGTTCAACACGCCGCGGGATGGCTGGTTCAACCCAACGACGGGGCAGTACAACCTGACGGCGACGACCAGCGACCTGGAATGGTGCGACCGGGTGATGCGGGGCGATTATCTGCGCCGGGCGGGGTGGCCCTGTGACGAGCGCCGGGGCCGGTGGCCTTTCCTGGTGGATACGAACATCTTTTGTTGGCATATCAACCCTGACGGGCGGCTGTTCCCGTCGAAAGCGGAGTTGGCGGAATGGGAAAGCAAGTGACAAGCAACGGGAAGCAATTTCTAAGCAAGGCGGACATCCTCGGCCAGCAGGACATTGTGACGGAAGATCTGTTTGTGCCGGAGTGGGATGCGTGGGTGAAGGTGAAGGTGATGACTGCGGCGGAGCGGGATCACTTTGAGGCGTCTACGGTGCAGCGGGAGGGGAAGAAAACGTCACTGAACCTCCAGGGCATCCGGGCGCGGCTGTGCATCCTGTGTCTGGTGGATGAGGACGGCCACCGCATGTTCTCGGATGAGGATGAGTATGCCCTGGGCACGAAGTCGGGGGCGGCGCTGGACCGGATTTTTTCGGTAGCGCAGCGCATCAACGGGATGCGTGATGAAGATGTGGCGGCGCTGGCAAAAAACTCCGACGGCGCCCCAGCCGAAGATTCGCCTTTCGACTAGCATTGGCGCTGGGGCGCCCGGATGTGGATGGGCTGCTGTGTGAGATGAGCAGCAGCCAGTTGGCGGAATGGCTGGCGTATTTCCAGCTTGAGCCGTTCGGCGAGGAGCGGGACGATCTGCGCATGGGAATTGTGGCGAGCACGATTGCGAATGTGAACCGGTCGCCGAAGCGGAAGAAACCGTATGAGCCGCGTGATTTTATGCCCCAGTTTGACGAGGATGAGGAAGACCCGGAGGAAACGGCGCAGCGGTTGATGGCGCAGATGAAGGCGGCGTTGGGCGGCAAGTGAACGTCTGACAAGAAACACTTGTGGGACTTAAAACATGGGCACGATTGCGAATCTGGCTGTTCAACTGAGCATGGATGCCGCTAACTTCGAGCGGGGGATCGGCGGCGCGCTGGCGAAGACGGAGGCGCTGACTGACAAGCTGACCAACGTCGGGCGCACGATGACGATGGGTGTGACGGCGCCGCTGGTGGGCGCAGGCGCGGCGGCGATTAAGTTTGCCACTGACCTGAATGCAGGGATGGCGAACACGCAGAGCCTGGGGCTGGCCGCAGAGCGGGTGGCGACGCTGAAGGGCAACATCCAGGAGATGGCCGTCACCGTGGGCAAGGACACGGCGGATCTGGCGGATGGTCTGTACCAGGTCGTTTCGGCGTTCGGCGACACGGCAGACACGGCGGAGATTCTGGAGATCAATGCGAAGGCGGCGGCGGCCGGGCTGGCCACCACGACGGACGCCATCAACCTGACCAGTGCAGTGACAAAGGGTTTTGGCGACACGAGCGCCGAGGCGGTGCAAAAGACCAGCGACCTGGCGTTTGTGGCGGTGAAGCTGGGACAGACGACATTCCCGGAACTGGCGGCCAGCATGGGGCGCGTGGTGCCGATTGCGGCCTCGCTGGGGGTGAAGCAGGAAGAACTCTTCGGCGTGATGGCAACGGCCACCGGCGTGACCGGCTCGGCGGCGGAGGTGAGCACGCAACTGCGCGGGGTGCTGCAAAGTTTGATGGCGCCCACGGAGAGTATGACGCAGTTGATCGACTCCCTCGGCTACGAAACGGGCGCCGCCCTTTTGCAGCAGGAAGGGATGCAGGGCGCCATCGAGAAGATCGTGGCGGCGGCGGAAGCGGCGGGCGTGCCGCTGCAAAGTTACATCGGCAGCATCGAAGGGCAGACGCTGGCACTGGCGCTGGCCGGGCCGCAGGCGGATGTGTTTACTGAGAAGATGGCCGCAATGCAGGATGTGGCCGGAGCTTCGGAGGCGGCGTTTGCGGCGCAGACGCAGGGGATCAATGCGGCCGGCTTCACGATGAAGCAGTTGTCGGTCAAGGCGACAGTGTTGGCGCAGAAGATCGGCGACGGGCTGGCGCCGGCGTTGGGGATTGTGCTGGAGCGGGTAACGCCGCTAGTGGATTGGGTGGGCAACCTGGCCAGCAGCTTTGCCGGGCTGGATGCGACGACACAGACGATGATTGTGGCGGGGGCTGGCCTGGTGGCGGCGCTGGGGCCGGTGCTGGCGATGCTGCCGATGATTGCGACGGCGGTGGGTGTGTTGGCGTCGCCGGTGGGGTTGGTGATCGGCGCGGTGGCGCTGTTGGGCGCGGCGTGGGCGACGAACTTTGGCGGGATTCAGCAGGCGACGGCGGCGGCGTGGGGGACGATCCAGCAGGTGTTGGGCGGGCTGCCGGGCTATGTAGACAGGATATTGCAGTCTGCGCAGTCGGGGTCGTTTGACTGGGACACGCTGATCCCAGATCTGGACTGGGGCGGTTTTGTAGCTGCGCTGGATTGGAATGCGTTCGTTACTACCCTCACAGACTGGGGACAGTACGTGAAGAACCTGGTCTGGAGTGGCATGGTTGGGGCCCTGGACTGGGCGAACGGCTTTGTGACCTCGCTGGATTGGGGTGCGTTCGTCACGCAGTTGGCGGACTGGGCCGTCTACGTCAAGCAACTGGCATGGGACGGATTGGTTGCGCTGCTGAAGTGGGACCTGTTCATCACGCAGTTAGCGTGGGATGGCTTTGTGACGGTTCTTGATTGGGCGAGCGGGTTCGTCACCTCACTGGATTGGGGCAGCTTCGTCACGGCGTTGGGTGAGTGGTCGCAGTACGTGGGCAGCCTGGCGTGGTCTTCGTTCGTGGCTGTTCTGGATTGGGCTGGTGGGTTCGTCACTTCGCTGGATTGGGGCGCATTCGTCACGGCGTTGGGCGAGTGGTCTCAGTACGTGGGCAGCCTGGCGTGGTCTTCGTTCGTGGCTGTT